TTAATTCGTATGGTCCGTTAATTCCATCAATTGCAATTTTTAACTCTTGTTCAAACGGATGTACTGGTACGTTACCAGCGTTGTAAATTCTAAACGACGTGCCTGTGTGCGTGTATTTATGCGATTCATCGTCGTATAATAGTCCCATACCGTATGACCAGCCATCCCCGTAGTTTAGACCGTGTCTGTCGATAGCTGACGTGGTTAGGACTGATTCGGCAAAGGGTAGTTCGGTTGTTTCGAATATTAGTTCGCCCTCTCCTATTTTTAACATTTGTTCCAATTCAAAGAAGTTCTGCAACCTAACTAAAAAACGTTTGCCACTAACTAACTCATTATTGGTGGATGGGTCCATTTTTGCAGGTTCGTCTACATCAACAAATTCATACGCTAGTTTTTTCGGTCTCCTCATTTCGCTTATATAAAATGAATCCTTATCTACAACTAAGCCAAACAAAACATCTCTTAATAAAGGGAAGTCAGACAAGTCATATGAGTTAATGTAGAAAGGTATAGTAATTACCCTTTGCGCATAGTCTCCCCCATAATCTACAAGTCTGTCACTCCCTTCAACTGAACCATAAACAGGATCTAGAGGAATTGAGGATAAAATAAAATCTTTCACAATTACTCCATACTGTTCAAGCGTGAAAGACTCCCTACTTTTTTTATTTATTTGTACATCCAATACTAAAACCTCCTAATCTGCGAATCGATTGCATTAACTTCATTGACAGCCTTTGCAACGATCCTCCCATCAAGGTCAACAGTTGTTTGTATGACTATAGGCTGTTTGCTCACTTCCAACTCATTGTTTAAATCATAATTCATTCTCTTGTTGGACTGTCTGTGTATTCCGTTTATCTGCTCTGAAATGTCCATGATAGGCATTTCTCCGTGGATTGCATCGGTTACGCTAGACATAGCATTGACAGCGGTCTTTTCCCCTTTTTTTATGGTTTCTGCAATGGATTCGACTAATTGTATGTCCATGATGTCACGCAAAGCTCCATCTTTAGCCGGAGAAAACGGAAGGAAGTCACGTATTTTTTTGGTAACACTGCCAATTGCATCTTTGACTTTACCAACAGCGCCTTTTATACCATCGGCAATTGATGTGACGATGTTTTTTCCTGCCTCCAAGAATTTACTGGCAAATCCTGTAACCGCCCCAACTGCAGCAGTCATCCCATTAGACACTGCACTCTTGACAAGTCCAAATGCACTGGTAACAACCCCGGATAAGGAGTTGAATATAGAAGAAAACGTTGAATAAATAGTATCTAATACGCCACTGATAGTGGTTAAAATAGCGTCCATAACTCCGGATATTGTGTCCTTGATACCGTTTATCAAATTTGAAACTGTGGATTTTATAGTCTCCCAAGCTCCTGACCAATCTCCAGTTATGAGTTGCAATATAGTTTTGATTACACCCCATATTATGTTTAACGTTGTACTTATTACCGTTTTAATTACACCCCAAACGGACTCAATTACGCTTTGGATGCTCGAAAAAGCGGTTTTTATAATAGGAACTATTACACCAAGAGCGGTAGAAATAACGGTTTCTATAACTCCCCATACAACGCTGGCGGCTTCTGCTATCAATTCATTGCTTTCACTCCACCACTCAGTTAAACCGCCCCAAATGTCTTGTATAAACTCGACAATAAAGCCGATTGTTGTAGTTATAAACTCTTGCAAGCCTTCCCAAAGCAACATAAAAAATTCCCTGAACTCTTCGCTTGTCGTCCACAAATAAACAATTCCGGCAACTAATAGACCGATTCCGGCTATCACCAACCCAATAGGGCTAGTTAATAGAGCTATTGCAGCGCCCAGTAACTTAAATCCAGCCACAACTTGTGGTATGAATCCAATAATGGCACCTAACATGAGTAATAATGGCCCGATTGCAGCGGCTGCAGCACCCATAATAATAATCCACTGCTTTGTAGATTCGTCCATCTCCGTAAACTTGTTAATTAACCCTGTCACCCAATCAATCAAGCTTCTGATTGGACCTTCTCCCATTTCCGAAAAGCTAATCGCCAATCCTTCTAGAGCGGATTTTAGGTTACGCATTGATCCGGCAAGGTTATCTTCCATGACGTCAGCCATCTCTCCTGCGGCGCCCTCCGAATTGGACAGTTCACTACTAAACTCCCCTAGAGCATCCCCGCCTTCTCCGATTAGAACACTCCAAGCACTCATGGCATCTGCGCCAAATAAAGTTTCTAGAGCTGCAGCCCTTTGTCCGTCGCTCATTCCTTCGAGTCCTTTTTCTAACTCGCTAATTATCGAAGGCATATCTCGCATTTTTCCATCTGCGTCGAATACCTCGATACCCAATTCCTTCATGGCTGATTTTGCTTGATCTGTAGGGGCTGCTAAACTCTGTATACCTTTTCTCAACTGTCTACCAGCTTGCCCGCCGGCAATACCAGCATCTCCAAGCAATCCAATACTTGCAGCAGTATCCTCTATCGAAATGCCCATGTCACTAGCAATAGGACCTACATACTTAAATGCCTCTCCTAGGCTGTGAACATCAACGTTAGAATCGGCACTCGCTTGTGCTAAGATGTCAGCAACTTTTGCAGTCTCTGATGCCTCCATTTTAAAGCCACTTAAAATGTTACTTGTTATATCTGCAGCATCTCCTAAATCAATCGCACCGGCTGCTGCTAAACTCAATACAGATGGTATTGACTTGAGTATATCTTCCGTCTCAAATCCAGCTCGTGCAAGCATCTCCATCCCCTCAGCACTTTCAGATGCACTGAACCGTGTTGTTCGTCCCATCTTCTTGGCCATTTCACGCATCTTTTCCATTTCTTTAGCAGTTGCGCCCGTGACCGCTTGGACTGTTGACATTTGGTCACTAAACTTGGCGCCCGTGGCCATTATAACTCCAGTCATAGCAACAAGTGGAAGGGTTATACCTTTGGTCATCCTCTTTCCTACACCCTTCATTCTGCCACCTATATCTTCAAACTTGCTAACGCTTCCGGCTGCGTTTTTGAAAGCTCTGGCAAACTGTTCAGCACCTGTAGCCTTGAGTCTGGCTTCCACACTATAAGTTCCCATGTTTTACCTCCCCTCGTTTACACGCTTAGCTACTTGTGCCATTCGCTTATACTTATCTGATAATTCATTACTCTTACCAACTTCTACAGATTTCAATTGTTTCTTGTAGTCGAAAAACTCACCGAACTTCCGATAAACCGGAACCTGTTTCTTGCCTTGCTCCTTAGTTGCTGTCACTTGATTGTTTAACCATGCTTGTAAATGCATGTCGTGAAGCCTATCTACTTCGTTAAGTCGATATGCATACATCCTTGCTTGGTACTCGTAAAGTGTCAGAGTCTGTATATCTTGCAAGCTGTCAAAATTCAAATAGCGAAAACAATTCACTATAATCTGTTTGTATGTTTCATCAGACGTGCTTACTGTTGTTCCTTCATCCCCTGAACCGTCTGTTTCAAAAAAGGCGCTTGCTCCATAGCCTCCATAGCTCTATCAAAAAGTTCTTCTTGCCTACCTTCACTGAATTCATTTTCTAAAAATTCCTCAATATCATTGTTTGAAGGCTTACTATTTAGGTGTGATGTGCCCGCCTTTATCAAGTTGTATAGTGCTGTAGGACGCTTCAATCCCATGTAAGTGCTCAACATTTCTACACCCATACCAAACTCCACGCCTGACATGGATTGTGTATAGGTATTGTCGATTGCATTAATGAAAGACAAGCCAAACTTCAGTTCGTATTTTTTATCTCCAATTGTAAGTTCCATTTAATAACCTCCGATTATTTTAAATAAAAAAAGAGAAGGCGTTTCCGCCCTCTCTTAACCTTCGATTCCGCCACCGTCTCCGGCAACTGTATCTTTAAAAGCGTATTGTACCGCATCCTCCTGATCTTCCGTTAATGTAGCCATTCCGAACTGAGGAACTAACTCAATCATAAAATCACCACTATAGGTAGACTCGTCCTCTGCCGGCGCCCCCTCTTCCCACGATGTTAAATAACCTTGTGCATACATCGCTGGATATTTTCCATCTTGCCCCAAGTCTTCATCAACAGCCACTTCCCAAATTTCGAGCTTGTCACCGTCGATAATAGATCCTTGTAACATTGTAGCTACTGGGTCCTCTTTAGCCTGAACTGCTTCGATTCCGCTCACTTCTCCTTCTAAGTCTCCTAATTTAACAACGGTTCCATCCTTCGTGACGATTCCGTCGGCATCACGAGTTAATGTAAATGTATGGTCCGTTTGAAAAGTCAGCTTTGCCGCCTCTTTGTCTGCTTCTTTTAACAATCTAAAGAGTAAAATCTTATTTTTACCCTGTAGCATTGCACCTCTGATTGATTCAGCCATGTTATTCCTCCTAATTAAATGTAAATTCCGCCTCTATAATCCCATGTATAAGTGTTCTCGATGTGCTGTTATCTGTGAGCGTTTGTGATGTAATTCCCTTGCATGTAACATAAAAGTTTGATGTGCGTTTTAACTTTCGCATCTCGACCTTTAAATTGTTCATCATGGTAGTTAGTTCACTGCGCATCCGATAATCATGGTAAATATGAACGGTCTGTTGTACATCCCCATAAATATGTTGTTTAGTTCTCCTGTCTTGGTCGAATTGTTCGCCAATAAAAACAAAAGGATATTCCTCGTCATTCGCTGGTAAGTAATCGAATGTGGAATACCCTAAATTATAAGATGCACGGAAAACTTCATTAAAAATCTGTTGTTGTGGTGACATACGATCTTCCAATTGACCACCTACTTCATCAATCTTTTTAAGTCACTAATAAATTTGTTCTTTTGCTCATACAAAGATGGTCTAACAAAGGGTTGCGCATCCATAAACCTAGTACCTAGCTCCAAGTAAGGGCTGTACTGAGTCGTTGGTCCAACCTTTGCAGTAAAACCACCATCTTCTAAATCCATTCGTATGGAACGTTTTGTAGTTCCTGTCTGATAACCTCTTTTAAAGTTAGCGTTTCTTGTCATACGCCTGTCTAATTCAGAACCATTCAACTTTACAACGTCCTGTACATCTTTTAGTGTCGTCCTGTCGTTCAGTGCACGCAACAAGGCGTCTGCTCCTGTGATTTTCATTAGTTGGCACTTTCCAAATAAAAAGCACCACGTCTATAATCTGACTGGCGCCTAACATTATATGGTTCGTCATTCAACTCAATATAATCAAACTGCTTGTCGTAAGGACGTTGTAGCCTTATTACAGTGACAATGGTATCAATCTCCCCGAACAACTCTTTTGAGCGGTCTACGCCTACCGTAGACACATTACAAGCCTTTTCGTCACGCACTTCTCTGGGTTTGTCATGTTTACCTGTATCGGGATTGAATCCCCCGCCTATCTTAGTGACAAATGTAACCCTTTTTGAGTATCTCATATCAATATTACCTTTCCTCTACCCGTAACTTGAGGGGGGTCTTTGTGTGCATCTATGATTTTTTCGTAAGGTGTAAACTCTTTTTCCAAATCGTAAAACTTAACAGAGTGACCTTCCACAGATTCGGATTCTATGCCCTCTGTGCCCATGCGATTAAACCGCCTAATTGAAATCTCTTCAATGATAAAATTTAGCTCATCAGGAACCTCTTTCCCTAACAGTCCGCTTAAATGGCTCGTTACATTGCTAATAATGATATTGAGGACATCATCTTGCAAATCGTCCTCGATATCTAGTAAAACTTTAATGCGTTCTAGCATACTAACACCCCTTTATGCTTCTGGTGTCTCTTCTTCGATCAATTTGTTTAATTCAGATGCCCAGTTTCCATTAATCTGGAATGCTCTAACCACGCTCACTAGTTCCCCAGCCTTAGCGCTGTTTGCAGCATAACCCATCAAATCAGCAGGGCGCTTCTCGCCTTTACGTCTAGCAAACGCTTTTCCGGCTTCACCCGAATAGACCGACTCTCCCACATCTATTTTTTCTCCTGCTTCGATTTCCCAAATGGGTTTATTTGTTATGGAAATATTAACTTCTTGTTTATCTTCTAACTCTTGCGTACTACGCAGATGTGGAAATCCATCAGTAGCATATCGAACAATTGGATTATCATCTTTCCTCACCGTGTATTTTAAAAAACGATTCGGCTTAATGTTACCTTGAACAGTTGCTTTAATGTTAACCATTATCCTTCAACACCTCCACCTGTTCCAAGAGTACCCGTAACCTTAACAACAGCCGCCTTATTATCTTCTGGGATATACTCACCAGCAAGCCCAGCACCTTGCAAAGCAACTCCGTCAAAGTCTTCTGATTCCATTGTACGAGCGGTAGAAATACCCGTAAACGCCTTACCAACTCCTGCAATATAAGCATATACAATTTCCCCATCTTGGAATGCGTCTTCTGGCAATTCTTCGATATAAAAGCTCTTAAACTTAACTACTGTATTATCATCAATGTTAGCACTTGAGCGCTTTTCGATTGTTGCAGCTGGATGGTCTACAATCTGATTGTATAATTCAGACGTAACCTTCGCACGACGTGCCCCAATTGTTTTAGCATTCGTGAAATACACCGCAAGCTCGTTAAATAGCTCTAATACGCCATCATGCGCAGATGCATCAACAATTTCTCCTGCATTTTCAGATACAAAAGAAGAATGTTGAGCGTTGAACTTCTCGATCTTGGCATTTGCTTGTAAGTCCAAACGGTCAGCAATCGCCGCATTAAATTCATTATTTACGGTAAAGCGGTCAATACCTTCATGAATCGCCCAATTCCAAGTGTAAGGTACATCTGTATTAGCATAAATAACTTCTTTGCGCTCTCCAAATCGTGTTGAGTTAGCTGTACCAGCACCGAATGCAACATCTGCACCAGTGTCATACGTCCCGATAACCACCGGCATATCATTTGTTTTAACACTGAATGCAGTTTCGTTTTCCTTGACTCCGTCTAATGCTTCAATCCCTCCACCGAAAAAGTCACGGAAGTATGCACGATGCCCAAAAACCGCCTGCAATAGTCCTTTAAATTCTTTTTCATAACGTCTTTCTGGTTGGTTATTGTTTCCCATAGTTTAATCATCCTTTTTATTTATATTTTTCTAAAATAGTTTGGAATGGGTCTTTTTCAGTAGCTTGTACCCCCACCCCTGGAGTATCTTGTCTTAACTTTTCTTTAACTTGCTCGTTAATCGCATTATCAAATTCTTTTTTGATAGACGAAATAGCTTTTTTTATTTTTTCGTTGTCTTGCATCGTTAATAAAGATTGAGCAAAGGACACTGGCAGGCTATTCTCTTTCAAATCTGATTCAATTTGATTGAGTAATTGACGATCGTTTAATTCCTTTTCACGCTTTTCTAATTGTTCAATGCGCTTTTTGTAATCTGCCTCTTCTTGCTCCTTAGCAGTCAACTTTGCGTACTCCGCAGCTTCATTTCTTTCTTTTTCGATGCGCTGTTCCAGTTCTTTCTGCATCTTGGCTTCACGTTTTTCTAATGCGCTTGCTACCGCCTTACTAATCTGTGAGTCTACTTCCGATTGTGTAAAGGTTGTATTATCCCGCTTTTCCTCTTGTGTGTTTTCGGTAGTTTCGACCTTTTCATCAGTTTCAACTTGTGTATTTTCTTCTGACATTTCTCATTCTCCTTTATCCCATACAGTCATAATTCATAACTTTCAACTAAACGACAAATAAGCCCCGTAACAGT